GTAATTAGTACGCCTGCAGAATGGATTGAACAAGGGGCGGTGTATGGCAATGAACTTGAGGTTCACAAATCAAAATGGACTATCCACGATTTTAAAGACTTCTACATAGTTAATGACGGAGAAGTTGATAAATATGGAAACAGTCAAATAGTAATGGAATACATAAAAAATTAATATGAACATTTTAAATTCAATCCACCTTTACCCGCCTCAGCACCTTTGCGGAGCTGAATTTATGATTCACGCTATAAACAAATCGTGCAAAAGTTACGGACATGATGTTCGGGTGTTGTTACATCAAGCGAATCATTATAAGATTAAAAACCATTACATTTTTGATGACATTGATGTTTTTCCTCCAGATCAAATATTATTAGAAAAGTTAGTTGATTGGAGTAATGCAATGTTTACTCATCTTGACTACACACGATGGAGCATTGGTTTAGCTGCAATGTATAAAAAACCTTTGATTCACCTCATCCACAATACGCACACTTACAATGAAATTGTGCAAGCAGAAAAGCCACAGTACATAATTTATAATTCAAATTGGGCAAAAAGTAGACTTAACTATAATCACGATTCAATTATACTTCATCCGCCTTGCGATTTTAGATTTTACGATTGTGTTGCAAATCCAATTGAAAATGAATACATAACTCTAATCAATTTAAACGAAAACAAAGGCGGTAATATACTTTATGAAATTGCGGAAATCTTGCCGCATAAAAAATTCTTAGGAGTAAAAGGCAGTTATGATGAGCAAATCATTAAACAATTGCCTAATGTTACAATATTAGACAAACAAATAGACATTCGGGAAGTTTATAAAAAAACAAGATTGCTTATAATGCCCTCTCTTTACGAATCTTGGGGACGGACTGCGACTGAGGCGATGGCAAACGGTATCCCCGTAATATGCACAGAAACAGGCGGACTTGCTGAGAATTGCAACAAAGCTGGAGTTTATGTTGAACGTACGGCGGATGCGTACGCATTAGCTATTGAAGCACTTGATAATCAAAAATTGTATCTTCGCAAAAGCAAGGATAGCAGAATCCGCAGCCGTGAATTGGATCCAGTAACGGAACTTTCACAATTTAACGAATGGTTAAAATTAAAAGTAAATGAATACACTTATAAGTAAAACAGTAACAACAGACATAGTAACGGAACTTGTAACGGTTGAGGATGCGAAACTTTGGCTCAAAATATCATTTACCGAAGATGATGCAATTATAGCTTCATTGATAAAGGCGGCGAGAATTTATATTGAAAACCTTACTAACTATGCTTTAGGTATCAAAACTATTGAAATTATAGCCGATTTGGATTTTACTGAATCTTACTATTTACCTTTGCCTATTGGCTCAATCCTATCTTTTCAACGTTGGAACGGCTCAGCATTTATCGCAGATACTGGCTATCATTTATTTCGTAACTCATTAGTAATTGACGATTCGGGCAGATATAAAATATCATTAACGTGCGGATTCAGCTCAATGCCTGCGGACTTCAAAATTGATATTCTAAAATTGGTGGCGTGGAATTATCAAAATAGGGGTTTAGATTTTAGCAATGAAAACACTTCATTAGTAGATTTCCCTAAATTGTCATCAGACTTTTACAAACAAATTGTAATCTAATGGCAATATCACCCGGCATCTTTATATCGTTTGACGGATTAAAGGAACTTAAAGAGAAGTTTAAAAACTTACAAACGGAAGCCGCAAAAGATGTTGATGCGGTATTAAGTGTTTCTGCCGAAAATATAGCAACTAAAGCCAAGCAAAATTTAAGCGGTGTTACCTACAATGCTAACGATTATAAAAAACCATTGGAAAAACTTTATGCTGTTACAGATGACATAAATAATTTAAAACAAAGTATTGGCGTAAATCGTAATTCAGCTATGAGTTATGAAGTTGTGGCTACAATGCCTTATGCAGCCTACATTGAATTCGGCACAGGCGGAGCAGTCAAGATTCCTGCCGGCGTTGAGGATTACGCAATACAATTCAAGAAGCCAAACCGTCTCAACATTTCAATGAAAGCTAACCCATATTTGTTCCCTGCATTCTTTGAACAAAAACCGATTATCATTCAAGATATAAAAGATATCTTAACTTTGTAACATGATTAACCCAGGCAAATCAATTAGAGACGTTTATTTTAATGCATTATCCGCACTTGGGGCGGTTAGTGGTTACATTTCAGACGGTAACGGAAATCGGTTTGCGGACGGTAACGGTAACTTATTAATTACTTCAAGTGGTAAAGGTAGTTACACAGTCTTTGACGATTTGCCACTTGAAACATTGCCGCAAAATTACATTTACATAAATGCTATTGACTATAATCAAGTTGGAAACAATCAACTTTATGTGCATGATGCGGTTGTAACGGTGGACATTGTCACCAGACAATACAAAAAAATTGACAGAGATACAGTGGATGCAATCGCACAGGAGGTTATGACTGCAATAATAGAGGGAAAATTGAAGGATACAAATTTCCAAATTATAGACGTAAATTTGATTAGTTCAAGATACTTGACAAATCAAGACGGAGCATATTTTTTAACTCGAAATATTTTAAGATTTCAGCAAAATTTAATTAAAACTAAAAACTAAACATTATGGCTCAAATAGTTGGCGTAAATCAGAACATTGAAGTAGACGTTACCGGTGCCGGTTCAACCTACAAAAATTTAGTGTGTTTAAGAAATTCAAGTGTTGAAGGAACAAACAGCGTATCTGAAGAGGAGACAAACTGCGGAAAACTTACAAGCGTGGCTAATCCAGGCTTTACATTCTCAGCGGATGCGGTTTGTGAAACTGCACCTACAATTTCTCAGGTAAGTTATAAAGATTTACTAACAGCATTTGCAAATTCTACATTGGTGGCAGTTCGTTTTCAAAATCCTGTTGTAACTGGTTCAAGTGTTGGTGCTGCTTACTACCACCAGGCGTTATGTTACATTACTGGTTTGACATTGAATCAAGATGCAGCCGGCGGTGCTTACATAAATTTTACAGTTACATTCCAATCAACCGGAGTTATTGACGTAACAGTTTAATATATGAATGGATACACACAATTAGAATTTAAAGGGCAACTTAGGGGAATAAAGTTTGGTATGTTGGCAGTTCAGCAGATAATGTTAGCTGCCAGCAAACTAAATGCGGAATTGGGAAATGAAATTGATATTGCATTAATCCCTGAGGTTTTGTATTGGGGTTTATACAATTGCTCCGTCAACAAACGTGAATTAATCGATTACACTTTTGAAGATGTTTGCGAGTTTGTGGACGATAATATCCACAATAAAGAAATCTTTGTACAAATAATGCTATGCTTCTATGATTCAAAAATCATAAAGGCATCATTGCCACAGACGGAGCCAACAGACGAAAAAAAAAGTTTGATTTAACCATTGAGACAGGTTGGCACAATTTAAAGCGGTTGGTAATTGGTGAAATTGGCGTTAATAATTATAATGAGTTGACATTTGTAGAAGTAATGCAAATCATTGAAGGGTATAACGATAGGGTGATTCAATCCTATAAACAGACTCGATTATTAATGTTTACAATGGCGAGGTTATTGGGAGATTCTAAAAAAGTACCTGCAACGGTTGAAGAGTTCTGGAGTTTGCCTGGTGATGAAGTTACGGCAATGACAACAGAAGATCAAATGAAAGCAATTTTTGACAATTTAAAAAATGCTCAAAAATGAATGAAGAATTAAAGATAATTATTGAGGCAGACGTTACAAATTTGCAAGGCGGCGTTAAAAAAGCTGAGGAGTCTATAAACGGACTTGGGAACGCTGCAAACAAAGCCAAGCAACCAATTGCTAATGCTTCTTACGCATTGACAACAATGAGTGGTATAGTTCGTGATTTGCCATTTGGTTTTATTGCAATTCAAAATAACTTGCCTTTAGTTGTTGATAGTTTTTCAAGTTTGGCAAAGCAATCGGGCGGAGTTGGCGGAGCGTTAAAAGGATTAGGAGCGGCACTCATAGGACCTGCGGGAATTGGTTTTGCCTTCGGTGCGGTAACCTCGATAGTTACATCACTAATTCAAAATTACGGCAGCTTAGGTAATGCCATTGACGTAATATTCGCAAAAAACAAACAAGCGGCAGAAGCCACAGCAACGTATAATAAAGAATTAGAAAAGGGGCAAGGCACAATCGGAGGGGAGATTGCAACAATTGATATTTTAACTAAACGGTTAACAAACCTACAAGCACCATATAAAAGTAGGCAAGATGCTTATAATGAATTAAAGAAAGTGCAGCCGGATATTTTACGAGGTATGACTGAGGAGAATGCCTTATCAGCATCTTCAGTGGGTGCAATTTTAGCAAACGCAAACGCACGGAAACAACTTCTACTTATCAAGATTCAAGAAAATGCAATCAATAAAGTTCTTGATGAAAATGCAGGAAAGATTTTAAAATTAGAAAATGAAAGGAACAAAGCAATTAATGAGGAAGCAGCACAACGTGATAAATTAAATGCATTAAAGAAAACAGCACCAGAAGGAAGCGACAAAGTTCGCAGAGAGGAAATAGCATTATCATTTTTAGCACAAACGACAGCTAAAGCAAGAGAAGAGGTAGACAAACTGCAAAAAATACAAGATAGCTATATAAATAAATTAGACCCTTTAGTTGGTAAAATTGCAGAAATCAACAATGAAACGCAAAAGGGAATTGATAAAAGCAAAGCAGAAGCAGACGCAAAAAAAACGCAAGTAAAATCAAATGATAATTTAGCAGCATCAATTGATAAAGTTACTAAAGCAGAAGCGGCAAAACAAGCAAAACAAACAGCCGAAAGAAATCAACAGGCTTTAATTCCTAATTTCGGAATTGAACAAGCAAAACCTATTAATCCATTAGCAACAGCAGGAGCGGTTAATCCATTTGTTGGTTCACCTATAAAAGATAGTTTATTACAAGAAGCAGCCGCAGCAGCAGCCGCACGAACGGAATATGAAAATTATGCCGCATCAGTAAGCACACTTGTAGCACCCGCAATTGATAACTTATTTACAGCTTTACAAAATGGAACAAATGTATTCGATGCAATTGGGCAAAGCGTGAAATCGTTAGTAATTGATATAATTAAAGCAATTGCAAAGGCGGCAATATTGAAGGCATTGACAACTGCGGTAAGTGCAGGAAGTGGAGCGGGTTTTTTTGGCGGCTTATTTAGTGCATTATCCGGTTCACTTGGTGGCGTTGCATCGCCACAATTTACGGGAGGTGCGGGACTTTCGGGAGGATTGGCATTAAATGGGCAAGTTGTTTTTGTACAACGTGGTACTGATTTAGTAGGCGTTCTTAATCGTGGAAATTCACAAATAAATAGGGTTGGTTAATGGCATACGGATTAAAATATAATTCTGAATTTGTTAATGCACAAGGGCATACTTGCAATCTTTATTTGTATTACAAAGATTATACCGGACCGACAATTGCTTTAAATAGCGGATTGCGTGCTTTTGTATTGCGTGAGTTTAACTCCGATAATGATTTCTATAAACCTATCAGACCTCAGCAGGCAGAATTTGAAATTTTAGCAGACGTTGTAACTTTAGAATCGTTTCTATTTAATGATTACGATTCGGTTCAAGTGCAGTTTTATTGGCAAGGTGCATTATATTGGCGAGGTTGGCTCATACAAGATGACTTTGAAGAATCTTGGGTGGATTCTGCCCACTTTATAACACTCAGAGCGACTGAACAATTAAGCGGTTTAAATATTATTGCACCAACTTTGCCAACTGGGCATAATACGCCGTTAGATTTTATACTAAATGCAATTTCAACAACTTCAATAAACAATACAGCAGGTTTAGGAATTAGGATTTTAAATAATTTGTTTTACGAAACAATGGATGATAAGGATATTGACGATACTGAAACTTGCCTCGATCAAATGTATATTGCTAATTCTACATTTCAGAAAACATTAACAACTTTTGACGATTATCAAACTATTTTAGAAAAATTAAATAGATCATTCAATCAAACTATATTCCAATATAAAGGTGCAGCGTATTTGATGCGGATGAGTGAATTTCTCACATATCCAAACGATTTACCGGCAATACAATTTCAGCCTTTAGTTATACCGTCAAGAATTTCAACAAGTGAAGATTATAAAGTTTACATTGGAATTGATGAAGAAATTAAGCCTATAATGCCGGAAATGCTGAGGCAAGTAGAAAGACCTTATAAGAAGTTTCAGATTGATTTTAAAAATATATTTCCTCCTGAATTAATAACGAATGAAAGTTTTAAAATTGGTTCATTAATTAGTTCAACAATTTATGAAAGAAGATTTAATGTTGATTACTGGAGTTTAAAAACTTGGATAACAAGAACAACAAATGCATCAGGTAGTTTTTATAGAAGTCAACCATTAAACAATGGACAAATTTTAGATGAGTTTGTTATAATTTATGGTGATTTTAATTATGAAAACTATTTAATCTCTCAGCCTTTATTAATTGAAGAATCAAATTTTTTCACAATTGAGTTTGAATTTAAAAAAAATATAACATCTTCTATAACAGCAACCTTAGATACTGTACATATTACATTAGAAGCATTAACAGGTGAAAAATATACACTTGACAATGATGGGACATGGGTTTTATCAAATTCTACTTATACATCAAACGTAAAAGCATTAACGGTTAATTATACAAATGAAATACCAGATTATAATTATAAATCACTTAATGTTAAAAGTAGGTTAACACCAAAAAAAGGGTATATCTATGTAAATTTTATTAATAAAAACACTATTACAAATTATCAACCTATTATAAAAACTTTAAAAATAGGAGTTTCAACAGCAATACCGACAGATATAATAGGAGATTATGATTTATTGACAAAAACAGAGTTAATAAAAAATAATTTAAACATTACTACAACTCTTGACGATGGAGAAAATTTATATTGGAAAGGCGTTATTTTTTCACCAGATAACACGCTAACCGGAGATAATTGGTACAGAATGCAGTATCAATCCGAATCATTTACTTTTAAACGTCAAAAAGCGATAGCACATTGGCTATTAAACAGACGTTATAGGCAATTGATAAGCGGTAATTTTTACGGCATTTCTTGGAGCAGTAATGAGCGACCTATTGGTTTAATGAATCGTTTTATCTTTTCAGACGATGCACCAAACAAGCAATTTATGATTGTAAATTTACAAGAGATTGATTTTGTAAGCTGCCAATGGAAGGCTACTTTAATTGAAACTTACGATTCAACACTTGATGCAACATTAACGGATTATCCGCCTCATTCGTTTGATTTCCTTTATCAAGAATAAAATTTAACTTTGCAACATGGCAATAGTAAAAGCATCAGACGTTACAATACAATTTAAGAACAGCGGGGTATATTATAACCTCAAATGTTCCAAAGATGCGACTATAACCATTACTCAAGACAATTTGGAACTTGCCCCAAAAACGAATCACAGATATAAAAGATACATTCCTAATCGAATATCGGGAACGATACAAGGTTCGGGAGTTGTCGAATCAGACAACAATTATAGTTTTTTTCAATTGCAAACATTACAATTAGCCGGCACGGATGCTGAGTGTAAATTTATTGTAGGCAGTAAAACTTATACAATCAATTGCCTAATATCTGAACTTACAATTAATTCGGCAGCCTCAGGATTTGCGAACTTTACATACAATTTGATTATTAACGGTAATATAAACATATCATAATGGCAGACATATTAATAAAAGATTTAATCTCCGGCACGCCTTCACTTACCGATTTATTAATCTTTGCAAATCCTACAACAGGATTAGCAAAGAAAACAACGATAACAACTTTTAAAAGTAGTTTAAATTTGTCTTTTGCGGATTTAAATGATTATTCAGTAGTTAATTTGTTGGATGAACAAATTTTGTATTACGATTCAGGAGAATGGAAAAACGTATCGTTAAAAACCATAAACGGAAATCAATTATTTGGTAGCGGAAACATTGTCATTGCGGGCGGCAGCGGTTTAACTTCATTAAACTCATTAACGGCATCAACGCAAACTTTTGCAACATCAAGCACAGGAACGGATTTCACAATTACCTCCGCAACGTCAACGCATACTTTTAATTTACCGTCTGCAAGTGCCACAAATCGTGGTTTATTAACGGCGGCAAATTGGACAACATTTAATAATAAGCAAGCGGCGTTGGTAAGTGGGACAAATATAAAAACAATAAATAGTGCAAGTTTATTGAGTGCAGGAGATTTACAATTTGTAACGCAAATTAATGCAATTTTCCAAAATACAGGGTTAGACATTGATTTTCAAATTGAAGAAGATGATAGTAGTTTGCCAAGGTTTGGTTATTATATAACTTTAAAAATTCCTTCTGCCTCAGCAAGTGCGAGAGGTGCTTTAACTTCTACTGATTGGACAACATTTAACGCTAAACAAGCTGCCTTAGTTTCGGGAACGAACATAAAAACCATAAACGGAGCATCAATTCTTGGTAGTGGAAATATAGTTATAAGCGGCGGTACTGGCTTAACTTCGCTTAATGGATTAACAGCCGGAACACAACTTTTTGCGGTTGCATCAACAGGAACAGATTTCACAATTACAAGCACAACGGATACACACACATTTGCAATCCCAACAGCCTCAGCAAGTGCAAGAGGTTTGCTCAGTTCTGCGAATTGGACAACTTTCAACAATAAAGTAGGCTATACCGGAGCAACGGCAGATTTAAACTTAGGTGTTTACAACTTATATACTAACAATATATTCACAGGGTTTACAAGTGTGGCGGCTTCGGGTACATTGATTACTTTAACCGTTACATCAACACCATACTACAATGTAACAGGAAGCGGCGGGCAAATTATAAAGCTTCCTGATGCAACAACTTTGCAAAATGGGGCAACATTTGTATTTAACAACAATCAATCAAGCGGAGCAATAACGGTAAACAACAACAGCAATACTTTAATTGCTTCTATTCCTTCGGGCGGCTATGTTACAATTACTCTATTATCAAACTCTATTGCGGCTGGCAGTTGGGATAGGCATTTTGAAGCACCAGCCAACGTTTCGTGGAGTACAAATACTTTTGATTATGCAGGAAGTATAACGTCTGCAACTTGGAACGGGGTAGCAATTACAGACACCTACATAAGTTCGGCGGCTACTTGGAACGGTAAACAAGCAGCGTTGAATGGAACAGGATTTGTAAAAATTAGCGGTACAACAATTTCTTACGATAACTCTACATATTTAACAGCAAACCAAAGTATCACATTAAGCGGAGATGTAACCGGAAGCGGTGCAACGTCAATAAGCACAACACTTGCAACAGTTACTCAAGCAAGTAGTGGAAACTTTGTAAAAATTACTTTAGATACTAAAGGAAGAGTTACAGGCAATACAGCAGTTTTGGCGGCTGATATTACGGCGTTGGGTTTTGCGGTTTCAACCATTACAACCAACAGGCAAACGGCATCATATACACTTGTTCTTGCGGATGCTAACAAACTTGTAGAAATGAACGTGGCAACGGCAAATACATTGACTGTGCCAACTAACGCAACGGTAGCATTTCCAATTGGAACACAGATTTTGATTTCGCAATATGGAGCAGGAGCGGCAACAATTACTGCGGCAAGTGGTGTTACTTTGCGAAGCGAAAGTGCAAAACTTAAAACAAACGGACAATATAGTGGTGCAACCTTGGTTAAGATTGCAACTGATGAATGGTATGTTTTTGGAAACTTAACAACATAAATTATGTTATTAGCAGGAATAGGAATTACGGCAAGTAAGGCAAGTGGTAGCGGATTTGATTCCGATGCACAAGCATTTATAACAGCAGCGTCAATTACTGATACTACGCAGCAAGATGCTATTAATACAATGGTGTTAAGTTTGAAATCTAATTCATTATGGACAAAAATGTTAGCAATTTATCCGATGATAGGAGGCACTGAAAATGCTCACAAACGAAATTTAAAAAATCCAACAGATTTAGATAGTGCTTATAGATTAAGTTTCAGTGGATCTTGGAATCACACTTCTTTAGGTGCAGAAACTAATGGCTCAAATACTTGGGCAGATACATTCATTCAACCTGCTAACTCATCATTAGGACAAAATGATATAGCAATTTCTTATTATGCAAGAAATACCACTAACAACGGTTCATTATTTTCAATTTTAGGGAGTGGAAATAATGGAATTAAATTTGAATTAAGAAACGGGGCGGGGGATAACGCTTATAATTGTTTGAATTCAACAGAAAGCCAATTGAGCGACGGTAACGCTACAAAAACCGGATTATTAATTTTATCAAGAATTGCGTCAAATGAATATAAAAGATATGGCAGAGGTACACTTGACTACACATATTCATCAACGAGTAATGCAGTTGTAACTGGCTATAACATCAATATTGGATGTAAATATCAAACACCTTCATCTCGAAGTGAATATACAAACGCAAAATGTTCATTTGCTTCAATAGGTAATGGATTGTCAGCAACTGAAGCGGCTAATTTAAATACAATTGTGCAGGCTTGTCAAGTATCATTATCAAGAAATATTTATTAATATGATAGGCGGAAAATTAACAATAGAACAAAG